TTTCGCCCGCCGGGGCGCGGCTGGCGCTTTTGTTCTTCTTCACTTTCTTATACTTGTGCCTGCAACCGTTCTTGCAGGTATTCTTCCACGCTCGGCTCAACCTCCGGCCAAATGGTGTGGTGCATGGCGGTGGCGCTGGGGCTTCCCATTGTCACCAGCTTTTCCACATTGCCCTTGGCGTTCGTCCAGCGCTTGTACCCCTTGGCGGTGCGCGTATGGCTCGACTTGGAACCAATGCGCCGCTGCACCATACCCACATGGCCGCTGCTGAACTTCACCAAAAAGCCCTTGCTCATGCCGCCCGCGCCGGGCAGCGTTTTCATGCCGCTGGATTTTAATACCTTGGCTTTCCAAACGCTCGGCCCGTCCTTAAAGTCCATTCCGGTAAAGTGCGTCGGCACCGCCGGGCTGGTCTTAAAATAGCCAAGGTCGTTGCGCATTTTGGCAATGTGCAGCTCCGCCATCAAACTGCTGTTGCTGGCTTTCTTGCGCTGCACAAGGTCTTTCAGGTGCCGCCTTCCTGCGGCGTTCACGGCGTAACGGGTCTTTGCCTTGGCAACCATCAGCTTTCGCGCCTGCCGCGCTGTGGCGTTGATCGCCACTTTGGCCGCCGCCGGGGTTTTGCGTTTCAGGTCGCCAAGCGCCTGCTCTACCGTGTCCAGCCCCGCAACGGTAATGGTCAGGTTTCCGGCGCTGTAAGTAACATTGCTCACTGCCGTGTCCTCTCCATCGTCATGCGGTACACGCCGCTTTCCTCTTGGCAAAGGTTGATCGTGTAGGTGCGCTGGCTCTTGGTGCCCTTGTCAAGCACCAACTGCTTGCCAATCTTCGGCTTCGGCCCGTAGTCCTCCACCCGGATATACAGGATGGTGTGCGCCGTGTATAGGCCGGTGTCAAAGTTCTGCTTTGCCCCGGCCTCCCAATGCGCCGAATGTTCGCGCAAATCGTCGTCCTCTAAAACGATCAGCACATCTTTACCGTCAACGGTGTGGCGGTCTGCGTGTTCGTTTTCCTCAAAAAAGGCCGCGTCAATATCCGCCGCCACGCAGTCCTTGAATGCGGGCGGTGCCCACGGTGCTGCCGCCCCGCTCCCTGTATCCTGCTTTAGTTCAAACAGTGCCACGCTCTCACCTCCACAGTAAAAAGCCCCCGCCCGTCACCGGGCAGGGGGGTGCATATCAACAAACGGTGGCAACAAACCAACTGTCCACCTTGTCGGGGATGGGCAGCGGGCGGGCCTGCAATTCCAGCATACGGCGGTCAGGCTGGTGCTTCACAAAGCTGCGCAGCAGGCGGTCAGTCTGTGCCGTGACCCACTGCTGGGTGCTATCCTCAATGTAGGTGCAGGCACCATAAGCCATCATGTAGTCGGGGTGGCTGGCGATCAGCACAACCTTGTTCTCCGGCACAAGGGGCAGGGTCTTGGGGGCGGCGGGGTCAGTCCAGTCGTCCAAGTACACCTCGGCGTAGGTGTAAATGTCGATGTTGGGGCTGTTCAGGTGGCCCACATACTTCACGCCGTTGGGCAGGTCGCGCGGGTGAATAAGGCCCATTTCCACGCGGCGGTTGTCCAGCATTTTGCTGATCTTCTCGTCCGCAAGGAAATTGCGCAGCGCGGTTTTGCCCATGATTGCCATGTCCACATTGGCAAAGCCGTTTGTCAGCACCTTGTCGGCCCAGTCCTCCAAGTTGTCGCTGATCTTGGCGGCGCTCTTGCCCCACTGGGCGGTGCCGGTCAGGGTTTCGGTGTTGGTAAAGCCAAAGTCGATGATCTCATTCACGCCCTCGCCAACAACGGGAACTTGCCCGGTCACAATGGCCTGCACGGCCATCCACTCCTCGCGGCGGGTGGTGGCGTCGTTCAGGCGGCTGTACTCCTCCATCAACTGCTGTGCGCTGCGCTGGGCAGGGGTTTCACCGCTGTACAGATCTTCGCCGGGCATACGGGTCATGTAGCGGTCAGCGGTGGTAATGTCACAGGGGTTCACCAGCGGGGGCTTGTAGCTCTCGGTCTTGTAGCCGCTGGCTTTCAGCACCTTGCCGCCAACACGCGGGTGGACAAAGGCCGCCATGCGGCGATCACCTTTCACAAGGTCAATATCCACGCGCTCGGTGGTAGACTTCTTCACATTGGTAAAGAAAGTGTCACGGAAAAAGGTATGCACAGGCGGTGCCTGTCTTACGACCTCCGCAAGATAGCGCGGGGTATAAATATTTACTTCGTTTGCCATGTTTGTTGCTCCTCCTTACTTCAAAAAGATACCGATGTTGCGCAGGGCAACTTCAATGTCGGCGGCGGTAACACCGTCAGGCAAAGCCAGCCCCTCCGCGAAAAACTCACCCGTCAGGTAAACCACCGCGTCCTCACCGCTGGCGGCGTCCTCGGCGGCAATGCCGTACAGGCCGGTCACATTCAGTGCGTTGCTGCTATCCACGGCGGCAAGGGGCTTTACCTTGCCACCGTCCAGCAGCACAAGGTTATGCGCGGCAATCGCAGCGCTGGCCTCCTTGGCGGCGGTCACAATGCCCACCGTCGTGCCCGCAATAAAATAGTCAGGCGTGGTGGAATAGGTCTTTTTCGCCAAATCCATGCTCATAGTCTTATCCTCCCTTACTGCTTCTTGCCAAGGCCCTTGATTGCGTCCATGAACTCGTCTGGCTTCTCACCGCCGGTGGGGGCGGGGGCGCTGCCCACGCTGTTCACGCCGCTGGCGTTTGCGCCCTGCTGCATGGTGTTCAGCCAAGCCGCGCCCTGCTCCTTGGCGTTCTTCATGGCGGCCTTGGCGTAGTCGCTGGCGCTCATGGGCTTATCGTACTTAGCCTCGTTGGTTATCTGCTCACTGCCGGGCAGGGCCATTTCCTCAATGTCGCGGATACGCTGCCGCTCCGCATTGGTAGCCCGCAGCGCCGCCGCCTGTTCGATCTGGTCAACCAGCGCGGGGTAAGCACCGCGCAGCTCGTCCACGGTCTTGATCTCGTTTGCCATGTTCGTGTCCTCCTTATGGCTGTTGTTTCCCGGCTTCTCCGCCGGGGTCGATGTATTTACAAAACCGCTGGCGGCGGGGGCTGCTGCCACGCTGTTCTGTACAAATTTGGGTGCCTTATCAAAAGGCAGGTTCATGTTTACGCTGTTCACAAACAGCAGGCCGCCCCGGTTCTCCACAACGGTTTTCTCTCCGTCGTCCACCAGTTCGTCCACAAAGCCGTTGGTCTTAGCCTCCTCGCCCGTCCACCAGCTTGTAGCGTCCATCCACGCGGCAACTTCGTCCTTTTCCCGGCCCGTCTTTTTGGTGTACAGGTTCAGGATGTTTTCGCGTATGGTATTCAGCGCACCAATGTACTGCTGCAAGGTCACGGCGTCGGCAAAATCAAAAATGCCCATCCGTACTGGGTGTATCATGTAGGTGCTGTCATTGGCTGCCACCACCTTGTCGCAGTGGCAGGCAATGATCGTGGCGGCGCTGGCACACAGCCCGTCAATGCGGGCCGTCACCTGCGCGGTGTGCTGTTCCAGCAAATTGCCAATGGTCTGTGCAGCAAACACATCACCGCCGCCGGAATTGATACGCACCGTCAGGCTCGTCAGCGGCCCCAGCGCGTTCAACTCATCGGCAAAGGTCTTGGGGGTCACTTCGTCGCCCCACCAACTGCTGTCCGAAATATCGCCGTACAGCAGCAGTTCCGCGCTACCTGCCGCTTGGTTTCTAAACTGCCAAAACTTCTTAGGCATGGTCATTCCTCCTGTTGCCCGCCGGGCGGCTTGGCCTGCGGGTTTGTGATCTCGTCAACCTCCCGCTTGCGCTTGGCTTCGATCACGCGCTGGCGGATATTGCGGTTGTAGTCGCCGCCGGTCATGGTGGCGGTTTCCTCCTGCGCCGTGCTGAATCCGGCGTCCACACGCTTCACAGCGGCGTCCACCTCCTGCACGGGGTTCAGGTTGGTACGGGCCGGGCCGTTCCACGCGCAGGCGGTGTATGCCTTGCGGATTGCCGGGTCAGCAAAAAAGCCCGGTGCCGCAATGCGGCCCCGCGCCACTGCCTCGGCAAACCATTCCTCGTAGATCGGCTGGCAAAAATCATCGGTGAACCAATCGCGCTGCATACTGCAAGTGCGCCAAAACTCGTTCAGCGCACCACGCGCCGCGCTGTAACTCGTCGTAAACTGCTTAAACAGCACCTCCGGCGGGATTTCCAGCGCCGCGCCGATCTGCCGTATCAGCGCATTGGTAAAGGCGTCATACCCGGTGTTCGGGTGCTTGGGGTCTGCAAACTCCACATCCTCGCCGGGGTTTAGGCTCAATATAGCGCCGGGGCCAAGCTCAATGCTGCTTTGGTCTTGCGCGTCGATCAGCATATCCGGCGGCAGCATTTCGCCAAACGGGCGGGCGTCGCTTGCCACGCCCTGCTTCACAAACACGGTAAACATGGCACTAAGCACCGCCGCCGTGATTTCGGCGTCCGTGTAGCGGCCCAACTGTTTCAGGGCTTCCAGCACCGGGGCCAGCATGGGCACACCGCGCCGCTGTCCGGCCCGCTCCCGGTTCATCACATGAAGTACATTCCGCCGCCCGGTGGTCTTTGTGTAGGCTTCAACCCGCGTCCAGTGCGGCCCGCCGCTGGTGTAGGCGTTGCTTGCCAGCGGGTGGCGGTCACATACCCAGTAGGCTACCACCATGCCGTCGGCGTCCGTTTCCACGCCCTGCACAATGCAATGCACATCATGGCCCTGCACCGTGCAGGGCACCAGCCGGTCAAAGCCGTCCGGGCTGCAAACCCGGTCAGCCTCCACCAGCCTCACCCGCAGGCTGTACGGCTGCCCGGTCTGCTCCTTGGTGGGCAGCAGCACAATGGCATCACCATTCATGGCATAACTCAAAAAGGTTAGCTGTTGCAGTTTGTAAAAGTTGTCCACCCGGTCAGCGTCGCACACCGGCGTGTCCGCCCAAAGGGCAAACTCTCGCACGATCTGCGCTTGCAGTTTTTCGGCGTCCTCCGGGGTCAGCCCCAGAAACTCCGCGTCGATCTGCGGCGCAGGCATAAGTCCGCCTGCAATCACATTCGTGCGCATGGTTTTCAGCGCGGCGCTGGCCGTGGGGATTCCCATGTAGGCGTCGCGGCTGCGCTGGCGCAGTATGTCGATATTGTCCTCAATATCTTCCTTGGCGCTGCCACCGTAAAACTCCCACCCGCGCAAGGATTTCTTGGTCAGGTTTGCCCCGTAGTTGCCGTATCCGCTGTCAATGATTTTCAGCGCGGCGCGGGCGGCTGCCCGCTTGGCGGCGTGTACCGGGGCCACGGCGGCCACGGCTCTGTCAAATACATTCACGGTGTCGCCCTCCCTCACACATCACGGGCAACAAAGTGGTACAGGCGGTTGCGCCCGCCGTTCTTTTCCTCGGCCTCCGCCTCGGATAATTTTTGTGCCCAATATTCCATTTCCTCGCGGATTTGTTTCAGGTCTGCCCGCGTCAACATTCTTGTGCCGATTTGATAGCTTTGCCCGGTGGCTACACTTTCCTCCGCCGCAAGCCATGTATTCAATTTCTGCCGGCACATTTCTTTTGAAAAAATAGCCATTAAATACCTCCTGTAATGCGGCGGCGGCCTGCCCGCCGGGGTCTTTGCGCCATGCCCGGCTCCGGCTTTGCCAGCACGGGGTTGGCAATCTCTAAAGCGGCGGTGGCATAGTTGCGCAGGTCAAGCGGTTCGTTGCGCTTGTACTTGCTGTCTTTCAGCTCCCACACGGTAACGCTGCGCCCCTTGCGGAACCGCACCACCATCTTCTCACTGGTCAGGCCCTTAAAGTAGGTTTCATCGTACCCGGCTTCTTCGTTTGCTGGAAAGTGGCAGTAGTTCGGCCCCTTGGTGTTGTGGCGCAACCGCTGGTATAACAGCGCCTTGCCCGCGTCCACGCCAATGATGAACAGCGGCGTTTTCACACGGTTGTTGGTGGTGGGGTTGCGGATGTAGGGCACCTCGGCACCGCCCTTGCCCTTGATCGCCCACACGCCGCGCTCGTACCGTTCCTTGGTAAAGCGGTACACTTGGTCGGTGTGGTGGCCGCCGCTGTCAATGCAGCAGCTTATAATGCGCAGCGCGGTTCCGTCCTTTTTGCACCACACGGTCTGCAAAAAAGCGTCCAAGTCCTCCCACACCTGTTCTTTCAGCATATCGCCGTAAATCTTTTGGTATCGGATTCCCCAGCTTTCCTTGCCAACGCCCCAACCCACGATCTCAACCTCAAAGCGGTCATCCTGCACATCCACACCGGCGGTAAGCACAAGCACTTCTTCGGGCACCACCGCGTCGTAAATCTCGCGGCGGTTGAACAGTTCGGTGTCCTCCACCTGTTCGCCCCGCTCCTCCCAAGTTTCACCCAGTTCGGTATTTACCCAAACCTTCATGCCCTCCGGGTTTCCTTGGTCAAGCTGTTCTTTCGCCACTATGAATTTCTGCACGATCTCTTTCCATCCGCAAAAGGTGGAGGCAAGCGTGTTCAGGTGGAACCCCCGCGTTTCTGCGCCGGGGTTTTCCGCCACAAAGCGGCCCTGCTGGCTCTGCTGTTTCCAGCGGTATTCGTTCGCCACGCACCCGCAGCGTTCGCATTTGTAAACGATCTCTTTTTGCAGGTCGTCCGGGTCAAAGATCAGGTTTGCCCACACAAAAGGCTGGTAATGCAATACTACGAAATCAACGAACAAACCGCCCGCCGTGCGAACGATGTTAATTCTATGAGCGACTACCGCCCCGGCAGCGCTACGGAAGAATACCGCGCCGCCGTGGACAAGGCCGCCGCGCTGGTACAGGCACGAAAAGCCAAGATCAGCCCCTACTATCACGACAAACTGGACGCCCTGCTTGACCGCTATGCCCGCCGCCTTGCCGACTACTACAACGCCTATTACCGCAACGAATCGGCCTGCCCCTCCATCCTCGTTTGCGGCGGCAGCAACTTCCCGGTACACAAAAAGCAAAAGCAGAACGCCCGCCGCGAATCTCTTTGGCAGGAGTACAAGGAGATTGACACTATCCTTGACAAAATCCGCAGCGTGGGCACCGGCGCGGTAGACCTGACAGACCCCCACGCCCGCGAACTGCTCCAAGACCGCCTGCAGCAGGAACAAAACGCCCTTGATTATTGCAAGGCCGCCAATGCCTACTACCGCAAGCACAAAACCCTGCGCGGCTATGCCAGCCTGACCGACGAACAGGCCGACGCGATCACCGACCCCGAAGCCTTTTCCATCAAACTGTACGGCAAGCCCTACGGGGATTTTGAACTGTCCAGCCTGCGCGGCAAGATCAAGCGCGTACAAGCCCGCCTTGCCGATCTGGACAAACTGCAAGCCGCCGCCCAGCAGCCCGACAACGCCACGAAATTTGACGGCGGCGAGATCGTGCGCAACGCCGAAGAAAACCGCCTGCAAATCCTGTTCGACGAAATCCCCGACGCAGACACCCGCGACGCGCTCAAATCCAACGGTTTCCGCTGGTCGCCCCGCAACAAAGCATGGCAGCGCCAGCTAACACAAAATGCCGAATACGCCGCCCGCCGGGTGCTTGGCCTGTAAATTGTGCCCCGGATAACAACCCCAAAACACAAAACGCCGCGCCGCCCCGGTTCACCGCCGGGGCATTGCGTGGTATAATAGACCCAACACAAAACACAAAACGAAAGGGTGCAACGCATGAACAACGAAAACATGGCCGTTTATCCGCCGTACCGCCTTGTGGCCCAGTTTGCCGACGGTGCCCGCCTGCTGTTCGACGGCCTGACCGAAGCGCAGGCACAGCAAAGCATGGAGGCCGCCCAAGCCCAACACGGGGATATTGCGTGGTATGACGGCGTGACCGATCTGCACTACGAAAACGGCAAGTATTATAAGCTCATACCCCCGCCGCCGGAAGTTACCTTGATTGACCTCACAGAATACACCGGCCCGCTGGATGAAAACGGCCTGCCGCCGTCCTTGACCGGCAACCCGCCCGCCAATCACGAAACAGGCCCCGACGATCACAAATAACCCCGCCCCGGGCACAAAACCGCCCGCCCCGGGCACAAAACCGCCCGCCCCGGGCACAAAACCGCCCGCCACGATCACAAAACCGCCCGCCACGATCACAAAACCTGCGCAAACAGCAACACCCCCAGCCAAGGCCACACGGCCCGCCGGGGGTGTTTTCCTGTTGTTTTTTGCCTAAAATCGCTGTATTATAGGCATTGCACAAAACAATTTTGGAGGTTTAGCTATTATGTGGATTTATCGCTCACCAATCGGCATTTTGAAGATCGTGCGCCAGCCTGACGGCACTTTCGGCCTGTGCCATAACGAAACAGTTTGGGAGGCTTGCGACACGCCGCAGGCAGAAGCCGACAATGTTTTTTGTCATGTAACAGGCTGTGACGAATGGGATTCATGCCCCGACGCTGGCCCCTCCGATCTGTCCGAATGGGAATACATTCCCTCGTAACTTTCCGCCAGTTCTGCGGCCATACGCCGCCCATCAATGGTGCTTACCTTGTTCTTGTGCAAAAGCCGGGTAAGCGCCGTTTTTATTTGTTCCTCGGTTTCCAAATGCGGGTACGCCTCCAAAAACGCCTCGCTTTCCAGCAAATCCGCCGCCACGCGCATGACCAAGCGCCGTTTCAGTTCGGGGGTTTTACGCAACCCCTCCAAAAGCCGCTCCTCGCTCATGGTTTCACCGTGGGTCAAAATATCCTCGTTCATATCCTGCCTCATTTCTGCCCGGTTCACCGCCGGGCGTTTTTTCGTTGTTGATGATCTTCCAGTTTTTCCGCAGGGCGGCCAGCGTGGAATACGGGCAAAAGCCTTGCCCTTGCACATCCCGCACACACAAACACCCGCTCCGCCCGGCGCTGATCTCGATTTCATAGTATTTCTCACGAACAAACCCGCAAGAGGTCTGCCCCACAAACTGCGCCGTCACGATCTGCGCCATGCTTACCCCTCCGCCGATTCCCGCAGCCAATCCAAGCAGCACGCTATGCAGGTTATCACATCGCCGCAGTTTTTGCATTTATTGCCGTCGTCACGCGGGCACATGATGATAAATGCCAGCGCCTCGTCGTCCATTTCTCTAATTTTGTCCGCATGGGTAAAAACCACATCCGGGCAATACTTCTTTCGTGCCTCTTGGCAAGCCTTGCCGCCATAGTCCAGCAGGCAACCGGGCACCCTGCACCTGTCACACAGTTTCACTTTTCATTTCTCCGTTTCATCCAGCGCCGCAGCGGGCGCACCACAAAACAGTCTGCTGCAACGCGGGCAATCGTCTGCCAACTTTGCGCCTCCACAAGACGCCTCGTGCCCTCCAACGGGGGCTTTCGTCCGCCTTGCAGCTCAATTTCTGCCACAACACGCCGGGCAAGCACCCGGCTTACAAGCCTTTTCACAAAAACGCGCCTCCTTTACCCGGCTACCCGCCGGGCCTTTATGTTTCTATCCAGTAGTCCATCAACGACCACCCGCCGTTGCTGTGTACACGCTTGATTTTCTTGCGGGCGATTTTCTCCGGCACAGTGCTTTTCAGGTTTCCGTATTGATACTCAATCTTCACCTGCGCCTCGTACCACTTTTGCCCGGCCCTTTGGATGTAGAAAAAGCCCCATTCGCATGGGTTTCTTTCCAAAACGGCTTTTACAAGCTCCTGTACCGTCCATTCTCCGCGCAGCTCCACAGCATACGAACAGCAGCAGTCGCCATACGGCCCGCCGGTGCAAACCAGCTTAAAATCCCGCTCCGCTTTCACGCCTCATTCCTCCTATTCGCAAATTGTTTTTCCAGCGGCTTTTCCCGATCAGTGGAAAATGTTCCGCCCGCCGGGTGAAATCTTTTGACCAAAACACTTTTTCGGCCAGTTTTCCCGCCGTGTTTCCCGCTCCAAAAGAGAGGTTTTTACACGCAAAAAATCCCGCCGGGGCAGGGGCGATTTTACGGGATTTTTCCCGGCGCATATTATGTACGCGCGCGCGTGGCCCGCTCGGCCAATTCGTCCACCATCGGCACTTCTTCCAGCACCTCGCCCAGCCGTTCCACAGCTCTGCCGTGCCAATTCCGCGCCGTGCTGTCCGGCACACCCAGCTTGCCGGAAATTTTTGTCCAACTGTACCCACGAATCAGCCGCATGATTATGACCGACTTGTACTTACCGTTCACCGCATCCAGTGCGCCCCGGATGTTGGCTGCGTCGCCCTCTAAGACCGCCACCTGTACGCCGATTTCCTGCAAGCGGTTTTTCACGCCGTTTTCGATTACGCGCACGGCCAGCGCCTCGGTTGGGTTGCCGGGTGCCGAACTATGCGGCATACCGTCCATAGCAAGGCCGCCCAAGCCGTTGTATTCATCTTCCAGCGCGTCACGCTCCCGTTTAAGCAGCTTGATAGCCTCCGGGATTTCCCCGTAATATTTGACGATATGCTTTACCGTTTCGCTCCGCATACCCAGCACCTCCATTGCCTGTAAATCAGAACAGCGTCTTGCCGAAAATCGGCTCCGTTGCTCCGCTGGTGTCCACCTCCACCGTGTCGTGAATGATCTGCCCGATTTTCCGCGCCAGCACCGCGTACCCGTAATACTCGCCGTCCTTGGTACACTCGCCAAACTGGCGGAAATTGCCCTCGGTTTCGGCTGCCACCACAGCCACGCGGTCAGCGCCAAAGCCCAGCGCCTTGTGCATAGCCTGCACATAGATTTTCATAACCGTGTCCGCCGCCTCGCGCCGGGCGGCCAACTGCACGACCTCCCGCTCCGTCTTTGGGGCAGACAGCGCAGGCAGCAGAAACGACGGCATGAACCACCACACCGCAGCTACCAGCGTTGCTTTGGCTCGTTCCTCGCCGCGCACCTGCTTTTCCAACGCATACTTGGCCGAAATCTCGTTGGCACAGTCCACGACGCGCTGCAAGCGCATTTCACCAATTCCGTATTTGTCGTAGATCGCCGCCAAAATGCACAGCACCAGCACATTTTCCGTTGCCTCCCGGTGATCGTCCAGCCGTTCGGCCTCTGTCTTGCCGGTACGCAAAAAGCGCCGCTGTGCCTGCATGGCCGCGTTCCGGGCGTAATAACTCGGTGTAGTATGCCGTCTTTTCATCCCAAAGCCTCCTGTTTCTCCACTTCCCGGCCACAAAGCGGGCAAAAGTCAATACACAGCACATTCAGCCCGCCGCCGTCGTGCAGGGTGTCAGTGCAAAGGCGCGGGTTGCCGTCCTCGCCCCACTCCACCCAAAACAACATACCGCTGGTGGTTTCCATGCGCTGGTGCCGCTCACACAGCGGGCACGGGCGCTTTTCTTGGTTTTTCATGGGTTCAGCCCTCCTTTGCCAGCTCTCGCCAGCGTTTCAGGTCGTCTTTGTCCTCTGCGGTGATGATCTCGGTAAATTTCCACCCCGCCGGGCGGGCGATCTGCTCCAAGAACACCCGCCGCCGCACAGGGTAATCACGCTGCATACGGCGGACAAACTTGCTCTTGATCTCCACGATCTCAACGGTGCCGTCGGCATAGGTCAGCCTAAAGTCCGCCGTGTAGCGTATTGGGCGCAGCTTCATGGTGTCGTATTCACCCGCCGGGAACAGCGGGAACGCGGGGTGCTGCTCACACGCCACGATCTCGCCCCGCGCTATCTTTGGCAGCACGGTTCCCGTGTAAAATTCATACTCGCCCCGGCTGTCAAAATCCCGGCCTACCGCCTTGGCCTGCTTCACCGCCTCGGCCAGCGGGTCAGCGGCACGGCGTTTCCGGGCGGCAAGCTGCTGTTCTGCCTGCGCACGGTAGCGCGGGGGCAGGTCGTCCAACTCCATGTTCATTGCTGCGCGTTCTCTTTCTGTTCCGCCCGCATATCGGCGGCATGGAGTGCATAGACAAGCGGCGTTGCGGCCATAGCGGCGGACAACACCTTGCTCCCGCCCTTGGCAGCGTCGTCATACGCGCCCATGTGCCAACGGATAGCCAGCGCCTCGGCGTCGGTCAGCGGCATAAAGCGCTGCGCCAAAAAGGCAGACTTCTCCCCGTGACCGAACGGGAATTTTTCGCGCACGGTATAGCAGGGCACAGTTTCCCACTCACCGTCGCTATTCTTCTGATTTCTTGTGCTTTGGGCATAGAAATCCGCCTTGCAAATGTCATGCAGCAGCGCCACAACGGCATAGGTTTCCGCCGTGGGCACACCCGGCACCCGCCCCGCGCCGATCAGTTCATAGTACACATTCAGGCTATGCTCCACCAGCCCGCCGGGGTAGCTGCCGTGGTAGTGGGTGCTGGCCGGTGCCTCGAAAAAGTCCGTGCTTTCCAGCCATTCCAGCAACTCCGCCGCGCCCGGTCTGTGAATCTGTGAGGTGAAAATCTCAATAAAGCGTTCCTTGTTGTCCATAGTCGTTACCTCCCAACTTCTGCAATCCCGTACACGCTGTCAACCTCCTGCTTGGTAATATTCCGGCGTTTCAGCATGGCGGTGATTTCCTGTTTCTGTTCTTGGTAGACATCTTCATACACAAAGAAATAGCGCAGCTCCGGGTTGAACATTGACCGCAGGCTCAAACGCACAACCGTGTGTTCGTCAATCTCCATCGGAACCACATACACGGCAATTTGCCCGGTCTGCCTGTTGACCTCCCGGCAAATCACGATAGCTTTTTTCATGCGCAGCATAGACCCATGCCCTTTCTTACCTGTTCATTCTCGGCGTAACCTTGCGCCCCGGTGCGTCATTCCGGCACTCCGCCCGGCGCATAATCACGGTGGTGTGCCGCCACCCGGCATTGCTTACCCGCGTTTCCACCCGGTTTAGTGTGTAGCCGGGGTATTTCCGCTCCCAGTACGCCACATCGTCGATGTACAGGGTGCTTGCCTCGTCCAGCTTCTTGCGGCTCCACTTGGTATCATTCGGCGGCGGTGTTTTCGGCTTTTCAAGGCCACGGCTCTGCCGCCAGCTCCGGGCGCACCGCTTGTTCTTGCTGATATACCGCACAAGACTTTCGACGCTGCCGTGGTCAACATCCAAGTATTCACAGCGGGTAAAGCCGATCTGCCCGGCCTTGTCTGCCCATAGCTGTTCCAGCACATCACGGGTCAGGCCGTCGGTGTGCTGTATGATCGCGTGGTGGTGGTGCCGCCCGCAGGCTGTGCCATCCTCCTGCACGGTGCAATACTCTGTGGCGGCAACCCACTTGGGGCGCTGTACGCCGTTCTTATCGCACCAACGGTACAAGCGCTTTATGTAGTTCGTCAAATCGCGGTCAGCCTTGGCCGTGTCGCCCGGCTCCGGGTGGTGGTCGTCGTTATAGGTGCCCGTCCACGAAAAATCCCCCTTGCCGAAGTTGGCGTTGACAAGCTGCACATGGTAGCGCTTGGCCCTGTTGTCGTTGTAGGTCTGCTGCGCAAGGGTGCTGGCCTCCTTGCGCTTGGCGCGGCGGCCTGCTTTGTGCTGTTTCTGGGTCACGGGGTATAGATCAACCTCCATGTAGGGGGCGGTGACATAACTCTTGCCGCAGATGTGCTTTTGCTCTCTGTAATAGATCGACTTCACAGCTTTTGC